GACATCAGCAGCTTGCCGACAAGCATGCCGGGCGCGAACCTGCCGGCACGCTTACTGGGCACGACGCGCGGCGACAGCAGCGCGATGTTCAACCCGCTGGCGGCTGGCGTCGGCGATGGGATAGTGATGCACAGCGTGAGTGAGCTGGCGCTAATCGAGCTGGTGGGCTTGAGTCGGGTGGCCGACGAGTGGCCAGACACGATGCGCTATGCGGATGCGCTGCTGGTTGTGCTGCAGGCCAACCGCAGCATATTCACGCGCTGTGAGATAACGGGCGCAAGCACTGCGCGCGGAGTGTTTGAGTGGCCGGCTGGAAGTGGCGAGAACTTCTTCGGCTGCCAAACGATAATCAACGTAACAGAATACCAGTAGAGGTAAAAACAACATGGCTGTATTTTCAGGCAAAGGATTGGTGGTGAAGTTCGGGGCGGACACGCTCACGCACGTGCGCAGCGCATCCGTCACGAGTGCGATCAACATGGTGGACATCACGGCGGCAGCCGACACTTTTCGCGGACAAATCACCACGGTGACTTCGTTCGAGGCAACTGTAGAGATGCTGTACGATGACACCGCGGACTTGTTCGACACGGAACTGGCGCCGGGCGCTTCGCAAACTTTGATCGTGAACCCGGAAGGCATAGCGTCCGGTGCGGTCAAGATCAGCGGCACGGCGTTTGTGACGAGCGTGCAGTTTTCTGCACCTTATGACGGGCTTGTGGTGGCGTCTGTGTCCTTGAGTGGCAACAGCGCGCTTACCATCGGCACCAACGCGTAAAGGCGGTGGTACTGCAAAACGAGTCGCTGGGCGTTGACGTGGTGCTGCATGAGCTAAAGCAGCGCCACGTCGAGGCCTTCGCGGTACTGATCAAGCCGGCGGCCGAGCTGCCGCTGGCGAAGTACCGGGGCGAGATAGTGCGCGCAGCTGTGTCTTCGGGGTGGATCAAGTCGCCGGAGATGAAGCTCGCAGATGTGGGCGAGATGAAGGTGAGCGCAGTGCGCTGGCTGAGCGAGAAGCTTGCCAGCGTATACACCGAGGCGATGGAAATCGACCCAAAAGAATAATAGACGCCATGCGCTGCGCGCGCGATGGCGCCGAGGCACCTATGGAACTACGCATGGCTTGGCAATGTGAACGCTGGCACGCACTGCCAGAGCAGGGCGGTCTACTCGACCAGCCGGCTGGCATGCTGCAACGCATGGCCGCCATGCTGAACGTATACAACGCATTCAAGGTATTCAAGGCAAGCTCCGGCAACCTGATGGCACTGGCGAACAGCCAGCCGCAGGTGCTGGCGCTTGTGCGCGACATAGAGCGCATGGAGATGACACACGATGGCTGACGTAAAGGTGCGCATCATTGCGGTCGATGAAGCCAGCGAGCCGCTGAAGAAGGCTGGGCAAGAAGTCGAGAAGGTCGGCAAGAAGGCCAAAGAAGCAGGCGGCTCGTTCGAGGGCTTGGGCAAGACGATGCTGAGCATCGCAGGCGGCATGGGCTTGCAGGTGGGCTTGTCTGCGATTGTCGGCGGGTTGAAGAATGCAGTGGTAGGTAGCTTCGAACTGGCTGACGCGCTTGAGCAAGCCACCGTTTCATTCACGACGATGCTGGGCAGCGGCGAAGCTGCCGAGTCAATGCTGAACGACTTAAAGGCATTTGCGGACGCCACGCCGTTTGAGTTCATGGACTTGCAGAGTGCAGCTAAGCGGTTGATGGCAATGGGCACGGCTGCTGAAGATGTGATCCCAACGCTGGAAGCCGTGGGCGATGCGGCTGCCGGGCTAGGCGGTGGCAAGGCAACAATCGACTCTATCACTTTAGCCTTAGGCCAGATGGGGGCTAAGGGCAAGATTTCCACACAGGAGCTTAATCAACTTACGGAACGGGGCATACCGGCGATGAAGCTGTTGGCAGATGCTGCCGGCGTCAGCACTGGCGAGATGGCGAAGCTGGTGGAAAAAGGACTAGTACCGGCCGCGTCAGGCGTCAAGGTGCTGCTGGAAGGCATGAAAGAAAACTTCGGCGGCTTAATGGCGAAGCAAGCCGAGACAGCCGGCGGCAAGCTCAGCACGATGCGGGACGCCGTGGCAGGGCTGGGCACGGAGATCGGCAGAACATTGATTCCGGCTGCAAAAGAAGGTGCAGGTGCTATCACGGAAATGGCAGTAGCAACGACGGGCTACTTGGCGTCTGTGCGAACAGAAAAGGAATTGCTTGCGGGATTAGATGAGGCGCTGCGCAAGGACTTAATAACGAGAGAGCAATTAGAAGCAGTTACTGTCAAGCAAACGCGCAAAGGCTACCTAACAACTCTTGAAGAAGAATTTTTGCGAATAGGGGATCTTACTGCAGCGCAAGAGTTACTCACGACTGCCACGGAAAACGGAGAAAAAGTATTTCATCGCGTTCCGGGGTATATGAAAGCAAACGGCGAGCAAATGGCAGCCAGCGCAAAAGAAGCTCGCCTGTTTGCCGCCGACCTAGCAAAAACAACAGACGCGCAATTAGCCGCAAAGGCAGCGTCTGACGCGCAGACTGCATCGCTAAAGCTGCACGCAGACATTTTTTCTACTTTGAGCAGCGCGTCCAAAGAATACGAGAGCGACACCGACAAGCTGGCAAACAAAACAGTCGAGCAAGAAAAAGTTATAAAAGACTTAATCACAGCGCACGGCAAAAACCAAGCGGCGATCTTGGCCGGCACTGGGACGATCAAGGACAACAGCGACGCCATCGACAAGTCGGCGCTAAAGCATCGCGACCTGAAGCAGGACGTGCAACAGCTGAACGAGAAGCAAGCCGAGGGCAAAATCAGCGGCGAAAATTACACGCTGGCGATGGACCACCTGAACATTAAGATGCGCGAACAGAACGAAGAGCACGGCAAGTTAATCGCAACACACGGCACCGGCTTGACGGCGCAGCAGCTGGCAAACACTGAGACGGCCAACTATACGACGAAGCTGGGCGAGGCAACCGCTGCGCTTGCCGCCACCAAAGAAGCCGACCTCTTGCTGCAAACGCAAACAGCCACGCGCATCAAAGAGGGAATGATATTAGACTTGATTAAAGACGCAGCGGATGGTGGATTACAAGCTGAAGAAGTCAAGCGTATTCAAGGTGTGCAGACTGCGATAGGACTTCAAGATGATGCAACCATTACGGGAATGTTGGCTGTGCAAAGAGGGTCGACACTGCTAGCAGAGTTTAGAGATACGCATGCCAAAGAGTTTGCAGCAGGCAATGTGGCGACCGCAAAGTCGTTTGGCGCAGCTGCAGACTATATCGGAACAACAACAGACAACAAGATTATCCCAACGCTCAAAGGCATGACCGAATCGATCGGGAAAGTTAACACGCCGTTTTTCGAGCTTAAAGCCGGATGGGATGGATTAAACAGCAAAGACGTTGAGCTGCGCATCACTACCATCAGAACCGAACTGATCCAGTCAGTGCAGGCCGCGAAGTTCGGCGGCGCTGGGCCGGCTATGGGCGCACCGCTTGCCGGAGCCAGAGCCGGCGGCGGCGCAGTGATGGGCAGTGCGGGAGCATACTTGGTGGGCGAGGCTGGGCCGGAGCTGTTCAACCCGGCTGGCACCGGCGGCAGCATCACGCCCAACGGAGCGCTGGGACGAGGCGGCCTTGCGATCGGCACGCTGAACGTATACGGCGTGCAGAGCACGTCGGAGCTGTTCAACCAGCTGAGCAAGGAAGCACGCGCGCGCGGCATGCAGTTTGCGGTGAACTAGTTGGCCAAGCCGGTCTTCAGGTACTACATCGACTTCGACGGCACTGGCGCATTCGCCAGCGAAGTTACCAGCGTGCTGATAAGCGCGCAGTGGCAGCTTGGCTTCAGCCAGCCGTTCGACCTTGTGGCGCGCGACAACACGGCCGAGCTGGTGGTGCAGAACATCACGCGCGACTTCAGCCCGGAGTACGCGAGCGGCGCATACTACGGCAACGTGCTGCCGGGGCGCGCGGTGAAGATCACCAGCACTTATGCGAGCGTGACGCGCACGATGTGGCTGGGGTGGATTGCAAGCTACCAGCCGAGCGTCAACATCAAGGGCGACCGCACCTGCAAGATAACTTGCAGCGGATGGTTCGAGCGGGCGCAGCGGCGCGAGAGCTTGATCCCGATACAGCTGGGGCAGACTGCCGACACGGTGATCGGCGTGATACTGGACGAGAGCGACATACTGCCGCCGGGCCTTACTGGGCGCTGGATACTGGGCGTGTCAACGCTGGGGCAGAGCACCGTGCTTGGATCTGTGTCTGACTACTTCGACGTGCTGGACACGGGCGATACGACCTTCGCCTTTGCGGGTGACTGGAGCGCAAACACGAGCGTATACAGTGCGGTGCGTGAGATGGTCGAGCGAGAGGCCGGCCGCTTCTGGCAGGCGCGCGGCGGAGCGCTCACCTTTGCGCCGCGTCAGTGGTTTCCGACGCGCACGACCAGCTTGGCAACCTTCGCCGATAACATGATGGCGATGGATTATGTGTACGGCGCTGACGTGAGCAACATTGTGATCACGAACTATGCGCCGCGCACGACCGGATCAAGCGGCAGCACGCTGGCAACGCTGGCGAGCGGCACGCTGGCACCGGCCGCTTCGTTTGTGGACATCGAGTATCGCTTCGTGGCTGCAGGCGTGGGCGAGACGGTGGCCGCCACTGCGCTGATCACGCCGGTGACGAGCACGGACTTCACAGCCAACAGCCAACCGGACGGCAGCGGCAGTGACCTGACCGCAAACATCAGCGCGGCGATTGTGGCAACGAACGCGACGGCGGCAACGGTGCGCTACACCAACAGCGGCG